GGCGCTTGGCTGCTGACCTCGTTTCCTGAGGTTCACGCGGCCTTCTGTACGGGGGGGCGCTGATGGTACGTCAATCGCGTCTCCCCGTCGCGCGTGTTGCGGACTCTGATTTCGAGATCGGCCAAAACGAGCGTGTTGTGCTTGTCGATCTGGATCGGCTTCGTTCGTCGAAAACTTACGGACAACTGAAACAGCAGGCTGCGTCGTGGGATGAGAAGGCCTGCGCTGCTTATCTGTTGTCGCTGTTTTGTCGGGGGCCGGTTTGATGGATGAATCCGTGCTCTCTCGGCAGCCCTGCTGGAATCTTGAAGAAGCGATTTGGAAGCTGCTCGGCCTGTGGGCCGATGTTTATGAAGTGACTGAGCCTCACCGGGAGTTGCCGGTTGAGGCTCAGTTGGTCTGTGATCTGTATTGGATCACGGGTACGCAGTTCCGCTATCTCGCGCGGAAGCTGTGGAACGATACGTTCGAGAAGCGCACGCGCTTTAAACCGGCCCATGTGAGGCCGGGGGCGGTGCGTCATGGTTGATCTGGTCGGTATCGGGTCAATCCTTGGCGGTCTCGGTGGGCTTTTTGGCGGCAAGAAAACGTCCGCTCAGAAAGCCTCGAAACAGGCCATTGTGGGTCAGGCCGATGGCGCGCGTCTCGCCGCCGATTTGTTTGGCTTCAATCCGCTGACCCTTCTTGGCGCGTCGTCGCCCGTTATGGGGTCTGAGGGTGGCCCCCCTCCGCTCGCGTCCATGCAGATGTTGCTGGATGGCTTCCAGTCGCTCGAAGATGAGCGGACGGGGAAGAAGGCTCAGCAGCGCCAGAAGGATCAGCTTGAGCTTGATCTGGCGAAGCTGCGTTTGGAGCAAGCGCGCTCTGGCGTGATTGGCGGCGGCGCTGTCAATCAGGTGGGGTCCGGTCGGTCGTCGCTCGGTCCTGGTCATGCGCAAATTCCGACCGCTACGGATAGCGGTCAGGACGGGTTTGGCATGTCGTCCAGCCCGCTTTCGCCCGAGCGGGAAAAGCAGGTGATGCCTGTCCCGAATTCGCCCGGTTTTTTCGAGATGGAAAATCGGTTTACCGGCGGTCCAATCAACATACCCGGTGATAGTGAGCCTTGGGGTATTGATGAGTTGGTTACTGCTGCGTTTGTCGGTGTTCCGCAGGTTGCTGGTAATTGGGCGATGAATGTGGGGCGTGATTTCGGAACCCGTGTTTTCGGCGATGATTTCAGTGATTTGACTGTTGCTGATTTCCTCAAGAAATCGACGTGGGATCGTCCGGCTTTCGTGCCGGATAGGGACTACACCAAAGGTGGTCCCGACTATCTCAAAGCGCCGTCCGGTGAAGGTCGGCGCATTCGCTACGGCTATTGACAAAAGAAAGGGCCTTTCATGGCACGTCAATCTTCTACTCCCGTGGTTTTTACGTCCACGGTTCGCCCCGATGCTGCGGTGACGATGTCGTCCGCTCGTGCGGGTGTTGTTGTACCGATGGCGTATATCCCGCTCTTTGCGGGTGATAGCGCGTCGGGCCGTGTCGGCGCGGATATCCGCCTGAAAGAAATGCCGAAGCCGCTTCTCAACGGCGTGATGGCGAATTTTCAGGCGTGGTTCGTACCGAAGTCCGCGCATCCTCAATTCCCCGGCAGGGATGAGTTGAACCATGCGCGTACCGGTGAAGTGATCAAGTCTTTGGGCGCTGCTGATCGCGCCCCTCCTCCGTTCTTTGATGTCGTGAACGGGGCCAGGCTGACCACGGCGGAAGCGTCTGATTTTTTCAAGGTGCTTGGCATCCATATTCCGACTGGTTCGGAAATCAACGCTGATCTTCTCGATGCGTTTTCGGTGATTTACAATTTCCGGCTTGCTGCACACTCGTCGCGTCTGACGCGGCGGTCTTATGCGGCTGAGGATATTGCCGACGCAACCTCTCTGCCTCCGGCCTTCTGGCCTTCGTCGCGCTTTGCGCGCGTGGTGCCGGATTATGAGCGCGCGCTTATTGTTGGTTCTCTTGATCTGGACGTGGTTGCCGGTTCCGTGCCTGTTTCTGGTATCGGTCTCGGCGGTACTTCCACGGCGATCAATGCGGGTTATGCTCCGGCGGCGGGCAGGTATATGCGCGAGACGGATAGTACGGGCATGACCGGGCCGATCCGGCTGACGGATTTCGGTGGTACATCGGCAAATCCGGTGATTGAGGTCGATGGTTCGAACATTCCGCAGATTTTCGCGGAAATGTCCGGTCAGACCATGGGTGTGTCGCTTGCCGACATTGATAAGGCTCGGACGACGCAGGCCTTTGCCAAACTTCGCACGGCCTATGCTGGCAATGACGCTACCGGCTTCGACAATGATGATACGTTGGTGGCCTTGCTCATGCAGGGCCTTGATGTCGGGGCCGATCAGTTCAAGCGCCCTTGGCTCCTGGACAGCAAGCGGGTTCCGGTCGGCTTCGCCGAGCGGTTTGCTACCGACGCTGCCAATCTTGACCAATCGGTGTCGCTGGGTCGCGCCTCGGCCATGCTGTCCCTTAACGTGCCTCAACAGGACGTGGGCGGCATGATTATTGTCACGGTCGAGGTTCTGCCCGAGCGTATCGACGAGCGGATGGCCGATGAATTCCTGATGGTCACGGACGTGAACCAGCTTCCGAACGCGCTCCGCGATGTTCAGCGTGTGGAGCCTGTCGATTTGGTTCTCAATCGTCGTCTCGACGCCAAGCATACCTCGCCCGGCGGTCTGTACGGCTATGAGCCGATGAACGACAAGTGGGCGCGTGATTTCACGCGGCTTGGCGGTGACTTCTATCAGCCGACGCCGGGGGCCGGGTTTACCGAAAACCGTTCGAATATCTGGCAGGTCGAAATCGTCGATCCTGTGTTTTCGGAAACGCACTATCTGGCGCCGGCTCCGTTCCCGCATGATGTTTTCGCGGATACGCTGGCCGATGCGTTTGAGTTCGTCTGTCGACATCAGGTGTCGATTGTGGGTCTCACTCAGCGTGGCGATATTCTGGCCGAGAACAACGACGACTACGACGCTGTTGTTAAGGCGGGCGAGTGATTCCACAACATCTTGCGTGCCCCTATCTGGGGTACGCACAACATCTGGTAGGAGATACTCACTATGAAATTCGATCCCTTTAACTGGCATGAAGTGAAGCCCAATGCGGAAATCGCGTTCAAAAAAGGCCGGGTGCGGTTGCTCTGCTCCGAAGCGGCCCCGCTCTATGTCCGGAGCGAAGGCTATGAAGCCCTCGCGGGCGTCGGCACGTCCTTCGATCTCGAAGTCTCGCAAGCGGTAACGGCGCGTCTTGAAGCGCCGGACGGTGTGCGTGTGTTCGTGCTGCGTTCGGCGACGGCGTCGCATAAGCCGGAAGGCGAGGTGTTCACCAATATCGACCGGATGCCGAATGAAAGCGGCACGGTCCTCGCGGTGCAACAGGCTCTGCGGTCGTTCAAGCTTGAACAGCGGTCGGTGCTGCGTGATATCCGGCGCGAGCGTGAAGCGCTTGAGCGGTCTCGTGTCGCTCTACGGGGTGATCGTTCGTCTGCTCCTGAGCCTGTGAGCGAGGATGAGCCTGTGAGCGAGGATGAGCCTGAGACTGAGGTTGAGACGGAGGCTGAGGAATGAAACCGGGTCAGGTTGTCGCCCGGTGGTGGCAATGGCTGGTTCAGGGGCGGCTTCGGTCGCCCCAAGACCTTGTCGCCGCCGCTCAGGCTGAATTTCACGATGGTTCCCGTGCCGAGGATGCGTTCTTTGAGCGGCAAGTTGACGGTTTCGACTGGTCCGCTCCCGAGCGTCTTAAGGCTCCGGGCTTTATGACCTCTACGTCGTTTCTTCGCCAGTGGGACAAGGCCGATTGGCAGTATGTTGACGGCCGTTTGATGCGGTTCTCTGCCTTGTTGATTGAGGCCGCTCGGAAGCGGGGTATCCCGCTCTATGTCCATGGCGCGTTTCGAACGCAGGCCGAACAAGAGGCTGCCTTCAAGGCTGGCAATTCCAAGGTGCGCTGGCCGAATGGCGCGCACTGTATCGGTGAGGCTGTGGACATCGTCCATGGCGTTCTGCATTGGGATATGACGCGCCAAGAATGGGATATGATCCATCAGCTTGGCCTTCGCGTTCTTGATCGCATGAACGCGGGCGTTCGGAAGGATGATCGTCTGCATTTGACGTGGGGCGGCGATTGGCGGTTCTATGATCCCGCCCATTGGGAGATTAGCGATTATCGGTCGCGCACCCGGCCTATCCAGGCCGGTCCTCCCATCCGCCGCACTCCGAGGGCTATTCTGAGGATGAGACTGTGAGAGATTTCCTGTCCTATATGGCGCGTGTCCAGCTTCGCTGGTGGCTGGTGTGGCTTCCTGCCCTTCTTCTTGTCTTAGCCATTGCAAGCGCTATCTTCTAAGCGCGAAAGCTGTCCCCGTTGATCCAATAGGGTCGGTCGGAGACCGGCCCACGGGGCAGGATCGCGCAATAGAGCCGGAGGCGAAGGACCGAGGGGCCCCGGAACGGGGTTTCGGTCCTACAGCCGATCTGCGATAGCAGTTGGCTGGCGGCGGCTTGCCGCCGCACTAACAGCACTTGTGAGCCACGAAACAGGCAGTCAGCAGGGCAATGGCCCTTCGCTTCTGCGCGCGCTGCCGTCTGTGGCTTGGTGCTGAAAGCGACAGCCCCCAAGCTTGGGGGCGCAGTCGCAAGGGGGTTGGGGAACCCCCAAAAAAAAATGGAGCCGGTCTGTCGGATGACAATGGAACGAGAGTGTAATCGAACCGCTTCCGGCTCCTGGCCGCCCGCCCTCGCGTATACGCGCGAGGGCGGGCGGGCGCGGGTATTCTTGATCCATATATCCTTTTAGTGACACGCGCGCCAAGAGGTCCAAAATGTGCATATCTCCAAGTCATGTCTGGGTTGAACGGGACAAGGAATGGGAAAAGACGCCTGTACCCTGTGGGTGCTGTTGGCGGTGCCGTCAAAACCGGGTCAACGATTATGTTGGCCGGTGTCTCGCTGAGGCTTCAACGTCTGTTGCGGTCTGTGTGATAACGCTGACCTATGCGCCTCGCGATGATCTGGCGGACAAGTTGCTTCTCCCTCGTCATTTCCAGCTTTTTATGAAGCTGCTTCGGCGCGCGGGTCATAAAGTTAGGTACTTGGTCGCGGGTGAGTACGG